ATTGATGCAGAACTTGCCAAGCCCACATCTGAGCCGATTGTCAACAAGCCTGCCGCTAAGGTGCCGGAGAAAACGGGCAGGGCAACAGATGAATACCGCAAGGCTATGCTTGCCGCCATCCGCTGCAACTTCCGCAACGTATCCAACGTCCTCCAGGAAGGTGTCGATACCGATGGCGGTTATTTAGTGCCGGAGGAGTACGACAGCCGCCTGATTGATGTGCTGAACGAGGAGTGCATTATGCGTAACCTCGGTACGAAAATCACCACCAGCGGTGAGCGCAAAATCAACATCGCCGCCACAAAACCTGCCGCATCGTGGATTGAGGAAGGTGGTGCGCTGAGTTTTGGCGATGCAACTTTCGACCAGATTATCATGGATGCCTACAAGCTTCATGTGGCGATCAAGGTTACGGAGGAACTTCTGTACGATAGCGCCTTTAATCTGGAAAGCTACATCATCCAGCAGTTTGGCAAGGCTATCGCCAATGCCGAGGAGGATGCTTTCCTCAATGGTGATGGCAACCACAAGCCCACCGGTCTTTTGACCACGGCGCAGACTGGCGTGACCACCAGTGGTGCATCCATCACGGCAGATGACCTTATTGAACTGGTCTACAAACTCAAGCGTCCTTACCGCAAGAGTGCAGCTTTTATCGTCAACGACCAGACCTTGGCGGCAATCCGCAAGCTGAAGGATGCCAACCAGGCGTATATGTGGCAGCCCTCTTATCAAATGGGAGAACCGGACCGTCTGTTGGGCTATCCGATTCACACTACGCCTTTTATGCCTACGGCAGACGCGGGCAAGGCGGCGTTGGTGTTCGGTGATTACAGCTACTATAACATCGGTGACCGTGGCGCCCGTTCCATTCAGGAACTGCGCGAGCTGTTCGCCGGTAACGGCATGATTGCCTTTGTCATGAAGGAACGTGTGGACGGCAAGCTGGTACTGCCGGAAGCGGTGCAGATGCTAAAAATCAAAGGTACTGCTGGCAAGGGCTGATGTAAATATGGTGTAGGGAGATGCCTTACTGGTGTCTCCCTGTTTTATAGGAGTGATGGCTTATGATTGTGGGACTTCCTAAGGCCAAAGAATACCTTCGCATTGATTCTGAGGCAGAGGATGCTTTGGTCAGAAAACTTCTCCGGGCCTCGGAGCAGTTATGCATGGATGTATCGCGACTCAGTGCTGATGAGTTCAAGGCATGTGGGGCTGTTGGCAAAACGGCAGTGCTTTATACCTTGGGATATCTGTACGAACACAGAGATGAGGCTGACCATACCGCACTTACCAAAACGCTCCGCTCCCTGCTGATGGGAGTGCGCCGGGAGGGATTCTGATGTATGTCCATTTGAATGAACTTCGTCAGCGAATAACTATCCAACGGCCAGTATCAACAGTAGATGATATGGGCAATCTCATCCAAGATGGCACGGAAGATGTCTGTACTGTCTGGGCAAAGGTACTGCCCTATGCTGCAAAAATCTCAGACGGTTATGCCGAAAAGGTGGATGAGGTTTCCTACCGGATAGCAATTCGCTATCGAGCAGATATTGAGGTTACGGACACTATCCTGTGGCAGGGGAAGAAGCTGATTATATCAGCCCCACCATATCCACTGGATGGCTTGCGGAAATATCTCATCATGGAGGCAAAGGAGCTGGTGGAAGATGGCTAGACGCTATGAAACTGCCGAGAACATTCTCAAGGAATTGGGGGAGAACGCTACCAAGGCAGCCAAGGATGCCTTGGCAGATGGGGCTGAGTTGGTGGTGACCGAAGCCAAGAGCCGTTGTCCTGTCTATAAAGGCAATGACCACCGTGTGGTAAAAGGTGCGCTCCGGGATTCCATCCATGTGGTGAAACTGAAGGGCGGTGCCAAGTATAAAATCGTTGCTGACGCTACATCCCATGATGGCATTTTCTACGGTAAGCTGGTGGAATTCAGTCCCAAGATAAACAAGCCGTTTATGTATCCTGCCATGGATGCAAAGCGGGACGAGATTAAAAGCAAGATAATCGGTGCGGTAAGGGAGGCACTCAGAAGAAAATGAACATCAAGGAAAAGGTGTATAAAGCCTTGTCAACTTCACGGGAACTGACAACTCTGCTGGCAAAAGACAGGCGGTGCCGGTGCATTTATCCCGGCATCAGTCCTAATGCGGGCAGCTATCCCATTATTGTCTACAATGTCATATCGGATGTGCCTGCCATAACGGCAGATGGCATAGAGATGGAGCGGCGCGTGACTATGCGGATTCAGATTCTCACCAGAGATGGGCAGTACGACCATATTTACGATGTGGTCAACAAAATCATGAAGGGGCTGGGCTTTATGCGAGGTCAGTCTGTGGATATTGCAGAGCGTGATGTATTTGTGCTCTGCGTGGATTACCGAATTGGAATAGGAGTGGATGACTAATGGCAGAAACGAAACCGGCCAGCAGAATGGTCAGCGGACAGTTTATTAATATTCAGCGATTGCATGTGGCCAAGCTGCTGACAGATGAAGTCGGGAGTACGGCGACCTACGACACACCTGTGGATATGGGCAGAGTACTGCGGAGCATTGACATCAAGCCGTCAAATTCAAGTGCAGACTTGTACGCAGATGGCCAGTCCATCGATACCGCTTCAAACACGGCATCGTATGAACTGACCTTCGACACAGCAGCTTTGCCTTTGGAGTATATGGCGTATCTTTTGGGGCATAGCTGTGAAAATGGTGTGATGGTTGCCAACAAGGACGATGTGGCACCTTACTTTGCTGTGATGTTTCAAAGCGACAAGCGAAACGGCAGTCGGAGATACACCAAATTTTTTAAAGTAATGTTCCAGGAGCCTTCTGTGAAAGGGGCAACAAAAGAGGCAAATATTTCTTATCAGACACCGACACTTACCGCCAAGGCTATCTATCGCCTGTCGGATGGCAATTCCTACACCTATGCTGATACCGAAAGTGCCGGGCTGGATGCAGAAACTGCAAGCAACTGGTACACCACGGTTTGAGGGAGGACTGACCTATGGACACACCGCAAATCAAAATTAACGGCAAAATTATCCAGCCAGTCCCACCCAAGA